GGACACACGAGTGCGGCTCATACAAAACCTAGGAAAATTGATGTGAGCAAGGTTCTCTACCCTCACCAACGCCGCATCATCAAATGGATGCGAAAGAACGAAAGGGGCGGTCTGTTCGTCGAGATGCGACTAGGGAAAACTTTGGCAACCCTACGTCGTCTCAAATGGGCGAACCCGAAACGCACCTTGATAGTGGCTCCAGCCTCGGCAATTGGGTCGTGGGTGGATGAATACGAAGAGGAGGGCATGGATGACCCGTCCCTCCTCATTGGAACATACACTCAACGCAAGAAGGAGCTTGACCGGGGGAACCCGGTGTGCATCATCAATCAATTCGGGTGGCTGTCACTCCCAGAAATCGCCACGGCTGGATTCGACGCAGTGGTGGTGGATGAGAGCAGCTTTCTGAAAAACCCATTCACCAAAATCTCAGAATTCTACACATCGCACTTTCGAGAAGCACAGTACCGGTACGTTTTGACTGGTACGCCGAACCCCGAGAGCAAGGATGACTTCTTTACTCAACTGTGTTTCGCAAAGGGCGACTTTCTCGGATTCCCCGCAGATAAATACTGGACGTACAAATACAGTTTGTACAAGGTCAACAGTGCGCATCCGTGGATGTCGTTTCCTAAGCGAGGCACAAAGGAGAGGGTGGAGCAGGAGATAGCGGATAACTCCATCATCATTCGCAGAAAGGATGTAGGGCTTGACCGAAAGAAGATACGCACGATACGCCGCGTAACCTTTGATGGCAGTATACGGAATGTCTACAAAGTGCTGTTAGAGGATTTCCTACTCCGCATAGAAGGTAAGGAGGAGGAGCGCATACTCTGGAAAACGACTCAATTTATCCGGATGTGGCAGCTATGTGCTGGCGTCAGTCCCGATGGCGATTTGATATGGCGCGGTAAGCTATGCGAACTGATTTACCTATTGGAAGGTGAACTCAAAGACAAGCAAGTGGTGGTGTGGTTCCAGTTCCGAGCCAGCATTACTCACGCTTCCTTAGAGCTACGCAAATTCAATATCAGCCACGGCGTCATGACTGGCGGACAAAGCCATGCAGAGCGCGACGCGCTTCGCAAAGACTTCACCGCTGGTAAGAGGCGGGTACTACTCATGCAAGAGAGTGTGGGCCGCACAGGAATGAATCTGTCGGTCGCAGATGTGGCTATCTACTATACAACGCCTATCAGTATGACGGCGAAAACTCAGACGGAGGACCGAATACTAAGCATGAAGAAGACGGGGCCATTGCTGTATATCCATCTGACCGTGAATGATTCCATCGAGGAGCACATCCTAAAACGGGTCAAGGATAAAAAATTCGAGAGCGCACGTGATTTAGAGGCGGCAATCCGTCGTGTAGCCCTCGAACAATCAAGAGGAGCAATGAAACGATATGTCCGTAAGAGGTAAGAGAAGGGCACGAAAGAATCGCTTGTGTCTTATGTGTATCGACCCAGGCATTGGTGGTACCGGATGGGCAGTCTTTCACAACCCAGACTTGAATGGAAATAGCGCACCTGTTCCTGTTGTCGATTCTGGAGTCATTAGAGGTTCTGGAGCATCGTGGATTGAGAAGTCAGCAGAAATCGCTGGCAAGTTCAAAGACGTGCTCGATGAAAACGAGCCGACGTCCGTTGTTATTGAATGGCCGCAAACTTGGGCTGGTAGTCAGACCAGTGTGGCAGCTACTTTACGGGGTGACCTACTCAAGCTGGCACATCTCTGTGGTATGCTATACTGTGACATCGTAGAACACTCATATGCAGAGGTCAGCTATATAACACCCGGGGCGTGGAAAGGGCAGCTACCGAAAGACGTTGTCATACGAAGAATTCAAGACGTATACCCCGGCTCATCTTTCCCGAACCACGCGGCAGACGCCGTTGGTATGGGATTATCACTTCAAGGAGCACTGTGATGATTTATTGCACGGCCTGTAGTCGTCATAAACACACTAAGTCGCAGCCGATTGGATACGGTCGGTCAGCTAAGGCCACGAACCCAGCACCGGCTGATGTACTGTTTGTATTCGGGCAGCCGTACAAGTACGAAGCGGTCGCCGGCGCAGGTACCGGTGAAGTTCCACGTCTACTGAAGCTGGCAATCGAACGTTCCATGTTGTTGTCCCGTGTGAAGTTTACATGGTACGCAACCTATTTGGTTCGATGTCCGGCACCCAACACTGAAAACGACGATAGTGTGGGTGAAGATGTGGTATGGGCCTGTAACCCGTTGTTTGAAGAAGTGCGTGTTTCCGTGAAACCACGCGCCACAGTATTTGTTGGTAAGCACCTTCTCCGGATGGTTCCGAAGGAGATGCGCCGACATTGGATACTCGACATTGATTATGTCGAATACAGAGGAGGAGTTGAGGCACCCGAGTATCGTACTGTGTGTCGGCAACTCGTAGACATTGCGAAAGGACTAGATATAGCATAACCATGAAGTATGATCCAAGAAAACATGGCATCACCCAATCCAAGCTGGCGAACTTTCTCCAGTGTCGCCAACGTGCAAAATACACGGCGGATGGTATCGGATGGGTTGAAGGCATGGAGAGAGAAGCACTGTGGTTCGGGTCAATGATTCATTGGCTGCTTGAACGGTACCACCAAGGGCATGTTGACGTGTCCGTGGAGGACTGGGCGAAGGAGCGCAACCGTTCCCGCTCAAAAACCGAATTCAAGCCACGACGAGCAAACCAAGCTGAAGCGAACCTGATTTATGTTGGGCAGCTTTTGTTTGATGGCTATAAGAAGAAATGGGCAAAGGTGAACAAGCGACGCACCTTTGTTTCGTTGGAGTCCGAGTTCTGCGTTCCGTTTTCTCTCCGCAGTGGAGAGGTGGTGTTTCTAAGGGGGAAGCGCGACGGCACAGGTATTCGGATGCCTAATGGCAGTGACTGGCTGTTTGAAACCAAGACAGCAGCCCGACACAATGAAGACCAGAAAATGACGCTGCTACAGTTCGACTTCCAGTGCAGCTTCTATCTGATTTGTTCGGAGATTGAACGTCAAAAGAAGATGGCAGGTATCTGGTATAACATCATCCGGAAGCCTGGCATCGTCCAACTCCAACGTGAGACCGTGGAAGAGTACAGGGCACGCGTGAAGAAAGCAATTGATGACCAGCCCGACTATTTCTTCTACCAGTACGAGGTCGCATTCACACCCAAACAAAAGCGGAGAGCATTGGAGGAGCTTACGCATATCGTAAATGAGTTTATGGACTGGTACGACGACCAAGACCGCAAGACGTACAAAAACACGGTGGCTTGTACCGCTCCGTATACATGCGGATACATTCAAGCCTGTGCAAAAGTCTGTGACGCAACTAAGGTGATGGGCATGGGCGACTTAGACCGTGTCCATCCAGAACTCGATAAGGACACTATCAATGCCGATACGAAAGGTCAAAAGCGGAAACGCAAAAAGAGCGCCAGCCAAAAAGGCACGACCAAAAAAGGCCACGCTGTCCGGTCTGTTCCTTCCAAAGTCAAGGCGAGACGCAGACCCAGAACTGCATAACTATATCCTCATGGTGTATGGTAGAGCCGGTGTTGGCAAATCAACCCTGTTGTCCTCGTTCCCAGAAACCATGATGCTGTCCACCGAACGCATAAGCCGTGGTCTCACTTGTTTTGACTTCAACTGGGAGGCAGGTGGTGTTACAAGTTGGGCCGTCTTCAAGAAGGCATTGGACCTTCTGGAGAGGGACGGTGAGCGAGGAGGGTTTCGCACTGTGGCGGTTGATACCATCGACGCCGCATATAATCACTGTCTCACATGGGTTTGTCAGCAGAAAGGTATCACACATCCTTCCGACCTTGAATACGGGAAAGGTTGGAACCTTCTGCGGACTGAGTTTCGGGAGACACTGTTACGAGTCCCACGTATGGGGCTAGGCTTGACAATGACCTCGCATTGTAAGGAGAGTACAATCACATCTCCGTCGGGGTCTAAGGTGTCGCGCATTGAGCCGAGTTGTTCGGGTCAGGCATACGATATCATCAAGTCTATCTCAGACGTGACAATCTATATTGACTGGATGAAAAATCTTGCAACGGGCAAGAACATCCGGGTCATGATAACAGACGGCGACGAGGTCTTGGACGCAAAGAACAATTGCGGGCTTCCTCGCTACCTTGGATTCGGGAAAGGAGATGGATACGCACAAATCAAAGCAGCTATGAAGGGAGAGGATGTTGGGATTGCTGATTCCAAGTTAATCCCAAGTGAACTGGCAGGTAAGGCGACGCAAGACCTAGCCCGTTCCGTCCGGAGTCGGCCAAGCGCCAACAGCCGGAAAAAGAAGACCACAGCACCTCGTCGCAAGTAAGTTGCAACTTCACTTCTAACAATAACTACAAATAAAGGAAAGTCAAAATGGCTACTCGCAAATCCAATGCTAAGTCTGGTTCCGCCGCAAAGGCCCCTTCCATCAAGTCCGCCCTCAAAGAGATGCAAAGTCACTGGGAACAGGGCCGTGACCGTGCGGCTGGTGTACCGGGAGGCATCTACATCGCCCGTATCACCAAGTGCGACTTCAATCAGGCCAAGTCCAGTGGCAACTGGGGTACGACCCGTGTGTGGACGGTGCTCAACGGAGAGTACGCGGGGTCCGAGATTCGGGACCGCATCACCTTCTCGACTGAGCAGGGTCCTTTCTTCACCTCGCAGTTCATTGACCAGTTCGGGTACGAAGTACCTGAGCAGATTGAAGACCTGCAGGAAGTCTTCGATTCTATCGTGGAAGAGCAGGCCGTGGCCCGGTGCGAAGTCATCGAGTCCGGAGATTTCTTGAACGTCCGAGTGCAGGAAGTCATCGACCCTGACGACCTCGACGAGTTGCTCGAAGAGGGCGACATCGAAGACGAAGACGAAGAATACGAAGAAGAAGAAGACGAAGAATACGAAGAAGAAGAAGAAGACGCAGACGATGAAGAATACGAAGACGAAGAATACGAAGACGAAGACGCAGACGATGAAGAATACGAAGACGAAGACGAAGATGCGGAAGAGGAAGAGGAAGACGAAGACCCCAACCACGCCGCACTCCTCGAAATCGCAGAAGCGTTCGACATCTCCGAAGTGTCCGCAGATATGGACATTGACGACATCGTGGAAGTGTTCAACGGCATCGACTGGGACCGCGACACCCTCGAAGAGGAAGAGCAGGCTGTGTTTGAAGAACTGGGCATCCTGAAGAAGCCCCGTAAAGCCGCAGCCAAGCCCGCCACGAAACCCGCCGCGAAAGCTAAGGCCCCGGCAAAGGGAAAGGGAAAAGGAAAGGCAACGACCTCTTCCAAGTCCGCCAAGGGCAAGTCCACTTCGACCAAGACCACGACCGCGAGGGGCAAATCCGCTCCCGCAAAGGGGAAAGCGACTGGACGCACCTCCAAGCGGCGCTAATGACTAGCATCGTTAGACTTCCTAAGTAGCAATTCGGGGGCGGTCCTTATGGGCCGTCCCCGTTTCTTGGATGGAGCACTCGTATGAGATGGGAAGAAAAGGCACTAGCCTATGACACGGAGACAACAGGACTGCGACCGTTCGGTACTGACCAGCATATGTTCGGGTATTGTACGGCCAACTCTGAAGGTATCATAGAGGTACGCAGAATAGACGGCCCACGTTCCAGAGTCAAACAGAACAAGGAGCACCTGATTGATATCATAGAACGCGCAATCGCTGGTGAGATTGAGATGGTGTTTCACAATGCGAAGTTCGATTTAGCATTCACGGAAAAGGAGGTGGGGTTTCAGTTCGCAGACAAAATCAAATTCCACGACACCATGGTAATGGCACACATACTACAGAATGATTCCAGCCACAGATTGAAGGACTTGGCATGGGAGTTGGCTGGTGTACCTGTGGACGACGAATCCGCAATCAAGAAGTTCACACGAGCAGGTGGTACGTATCAAGATGTCCCAGAGTTTCTGATGCATAAGTACATGGAGCGGGACGCTTACCGCACTATACTACTTCACCTTTTCTTCTATCCCAAGATACTCGCAGAGCGCAAGTTCTTGGAGTTGTACCGTATGGAGTTAAACCTTATCCGCGCATCTCTTCACATGGAGCGTCGAGGTCTCATGTTGAATAAGAAGCGCGCAGAAGAGATGGTGTTCAACCTCAAAACGAAAGCGGGAGAGGCATTAGAAGAGCTACGACTTACCACTGGCAGAGAGGACTTGAAACTAACTGACGCACATATATCGTGGATACTGTATGAGCACCTCGGCTTTGAGCCGTTCAAGTGGACCAAGAAAGCACAGAAGCCGTCCACGGACAAAGAGGTGCTAGCTACATTTCACGAAGAGTCAGACGCACATGAGTTAGACCTAATCATGATGCATCGGTCGTATAAGTCAGGAGCCGCAACCCTCGAAGGATACCTAGAGTTGGCATCTGAAGAGAGTGTGATTCACCCGACAATCAATACGCTAGCGGCAGTGACATCCCGCGAATCTATATCCAACCCATCGTTGCAGAATGTTCGCAAGGACAATTCTGGTGGTGACTACTCGATTCCGATGCGTAGTGTGTTTCGACCTCGACCGGGGTATATACTCGTTCCCATCGATTACCGAGGCATCGAACTTCGGTTACTCGTTGAATACTCACAAGAGGAAGAGCTAATCGAGATTATGAAGCAGGGCGGTGACGTACACGAGCCGGCATGTTATGTTTTCTTCGAGGATGAGTACGCCAATGGCACTCCCGAGGTTAGAAGCATACTTCGTGGTCTCACCAAGAATTGCAACTTCGGGTTACCGTATGGCGCGTCCGATGAAAAGGCACTCCAAATCCTCGGCCTATCTCCAGAGGTCGGATTACCTCGCATTAAGAACTGGCGCAAAAGGTTTCAACGTCTAGGAACTCTAGGCAAAGATATCCAGCGTGAGGTTTCCCGCTTCGGGTTCGTGACAACCCGATTCGGTCGCAAGCTCCGTGTCCCGAGACACAAGGCATACATGGGCACCAACTATCTAATCCAAGGCACTGGCGCTGACATTGTGAAGCGGGCGCAAGTACGTGTCAGTAAGTATTGTCGCAACCACTACGGAGGAAAGGCACATGTATTGATTCCGATTCACGATGAAATCATACTAGAGTATCCGCGCTACTTGATGCCAACGTTCCATGAATTCATGGGTGACGTTAAGGCATTGATGGAAGACTTCCCAATCTTTAGCGTGCCGATTGAAATCGAGGCAAGTATCGCGACCGCTAGTTGGAACGCAAAAAGGGAGTATACCTTTGGGAGTTGAAAAGAAGCACCCACCGTCGAAGACGTTTGAGCAGATGGGGGTGAGGTTGGAATACGAATCAGGCAATCAGGTCATAGGTAATTGTGTCCTATGCGATGGTGAGTCCAAGCTATACATAAATCAGGAGAACGGCTTATGGGATTGTAAGAAATGTGGCACAAGCGGCAACGCTGAAAAGTTTGTAGAGCTTGTATGCAAGCTGTACAGCGACGACATCTCACGAGAAGAGATGATGGCATTGTCCAAGAGCCGTGGCATTCGACCTAAGACGTTTCGCGCTTGGGGTGTTGGATGTGCCGGTAAGTTCTACACCATACCAATGATGGGCAACGAGAAAGCCCGTGTGATAAACGCAAAGCGGTACACCATAGGTGGTCGTTCCCTCACAACAGCACGCTGTAAACAGTGCATGATTCGCCCTCTCCAGTTGTACGACTCCGAGATAGTGTATATATGCGAAGGTGAGTGGGACGGTATGAGCATGTGGGAGTTACTCGACAAAGTGGGAGTTCGGCATGATGTATGGGCTGTTACTGGCAGTCATGTGTTTAATCCTGATTGGATATCTATCTTTCGTGGTAAGCATATTCGTGTCATCTTTGACAACGACAAGCCGGGCATCGCAGGTTCAAATAGACTGTTCAAGATACTACAGGGAAACGTGGCATCTTTGCAGTTCCTTCACTGGCCCGACGATGCCCCCGATGGATTGGATTTACGGGACTATTACATGGCATCCGATAAGTCAAAGGATACCGTTGCAGAAATCGAGAGTCTCTTTAAGTCGTACCCAATGGGACTTGATGCAGAAGAAGGAGAAACGCTTGCGAAAGGCTATCGCGAGCCGGTGTATACCGGACAAGGTGTGCCACCGGATGTTGTGGAAAAAGCCTACCGCAAATGGCTTCACCTCAAAGATGCCGACATCATCGACATCATGTTCGGCACCGTATTCGCGAATAGACTAGACGGAGACCCGATATGGTTATTGATAGTAGCACCTCCCGGTGGGTCCAAGACTGCCCTTGTCCGAACCCTGAGCGGTGCCGAGGGCATTATGGAAGCCACGACATTGACTCCGGCATCGCTGATATCTGGATTTTCCGCTGGACCCGACCCGAGTTTGATTCCGAAATTGAACAAGCATGTGTTAGTTGTCAAAGACTTCACTACAATCTTGTCTGCGAATCAATCGGCAAAGGAAGAAATCTTCGGGATATTGAGAGATGCTTACGATGGATATTGCGAGAAGTGGCTTGGCAACAATGTCCACCGAAAATACAAGAGCAGGTTCGGTATCATCGCCGGTGTTACTCCAGCCATCGAGAGGGAGGGTGCATCCGGCACGGTTCTGGGGGAGCGTTTTATTCGCTACCGCATATCCTCTACTGGAAATCTGGGGAAGGACGACGACGTAATCCTACGTGCCCTTCGGAATGTGAAACACGATGCCCAGATGAACGAAGAATTGGAAGCCATCGCACATGAGGCAGTCAATTGGGATGTATCGAACATACCCTATCCTGATTGTGATGATGACATGTTACGCCGCATTGGTTCACTGGCCCAATGGGTTAGCAAGCTACGTGGTGTTGTCCCGAGGCAGGGGTACTCTCGCGAACTACTACACAAGCCTATGTCAGAGATTGGCACACGGCTCGCCAAGCAGCTGTTAAAGCTGGGGTATGGTATAGCGGTTTATCGAAGAGAACCCGCAATCACGGAGCGTACCTATGAGCTACTTACCAAGGTGGCAATGGGTACATCTCCAGATAGAATCGAGGAGGTGATAAAGCAGATGTACGTTAACACCATGCGACGCGGTGAGTCATTCACCACGGGAGAGATTACGGCATGGTGTCGGTTCCCTGAGCAAACCATCCGGTACGTTCTACAGGATATGGAACTACTCGATATGGTAAAGTGTGAACGCAGACGCTGGCGACTCTCTCCCAGTGTATGGCGAACGATGCGAACGCTCAAGCTATATCAGAAGGAGATAAAACATGCCAAGAAGCGCCGATAAGTTTACACTGTATATGGCCGGCGCAGGTCGTAACCCGCATCAGTATGATTTGGTGTTGAAGGATTGGGACTACGAACGCAGCCCAATGTCTCTTCTCTTCTCCTTCGCATATCACGATGACATCACCAAACTGTTTAAGGATGGGCATCACAAGAAAGCAACCCGGCTCATTCTGGACAGTGGCGCGTATACAGCGTTCAGCACCGGAAGTGAAATCGACCTAGACGCATACATGGAGTTCATACACAGTAAGCATGGTCAACGCTTTGATGAAGTTGTTGGGCTTGATGTAATCGACGACCCAGACCGTGGCAGGCTCACATTCCGCAACTGTATGGAGATGAAGCGCAACGGGATTGAGTGTATACCGGTCTTCCACTACGGCGACGATGAGAAATGGCTTGTGAAGTATAGCAAGAATTTCGAGAAGGTCGGGTTGTCTATCACGTCATCAATGCGGGTGTCTGACCGGTACAATTTCCTGCGTTGGGCGTTCCAACAAGTCTACCCGCATAAGTTCCACATGTTCGGATGGGCTTCTAAGACGTTACTATCGCAGTTCCCTTTCCATTCGGCGGATACCACATCATACATGGCAACTGGTTTTCGCTACGGCAGCTGGTCCGCGTTCCACAATATGAAAGGAGTATGCAAGGTACGGAAACAAGACGCATTCAGAATGTCGATTCACGAGATATTGCGTGGGTTGAAGGTAGAGCGTGAAATTCAAGCACAATGGTCTATGGAAATTGACCGACAACAGACAGCATGGAGACTTAAAAATGCCAAATGAAAAAGAGATGCAGACAGTGAAACCATCGCAGATTCGCAATACAACATTGGTTAAATTGGAGACTGCGTTCTGGACCATCCTCGCAGGACAGCCATTGATTGTCATGGAGAACGGGGATATGCTCTACCTGTTCGACCACTTCAAAGAGTCCGACACGTTGGGCGTAGATTCCGCAAAAGAGCTAGCCTTGGACCTCATGGCAACTCGAATGAAGGTTCACACTGTGGACGCACACACCGGGGACCCGGTGCAAATCCCCCACCCGAAAATAGAGCATCACTTCCCGCTCGTTGTTCCGGATACCGTATTTATGCACAACAAAGACACCGGCAAGGTTGAGTCAATATCGTTCGCCAATGTAGACGGTGTATGGTGTGTCATAGACGCCGCGCTTGGCGCCCCAGAAGGCATGACTGATGAATCCCTTGTTGAGTCCGTCTTAAACCGTTCTGGCAGGTCTCTGAGCGACTACAGAGGTCCGCAGAAGGTCGGGAAAATTCAGGTCACAGATGAAGACGTAGAACGTGTGGCAACTCTTTATACTCCCTCCGAGCAGGAAGAGATAACCGCTCTGTTGGATGTAGACCTCGCAGATTTTCCTGTTGATGTGAATACTGCGTTCGGGGCTTTGGCTCTTAGCCGACGCTATGTGGCAGAAGGTTCCGAGAAAACACGCGAACTGATAAACAACCCTATCCAGTCTCGGGCAGACTCCGACAGGCATCTCCAGAATATGCGACACATGAATACGCTTGCCATCGCACACACGGAGCTAGTCACGAATAACCCTGCATGTCTAGTAGGTTGCCATATTCGGTTTACTGACCTTGAAGACAGCATTGACGAATGGATTCAGGCCGGACTCGAACTCATCGAGAACGTCAAAGAGACGGGCACACTCCCTCCCGATGATTACGAGGTTATATACAAAGACCTTTCCGCAGATAACCTCGCACACAACCTCTCCGAACAATTCAAAGAGAGCATCCGCCGCTTCTCCCAGAATGTAGTGAACCGCATACGGCAGTCTAGCTTATGTGATGATGACTTCGACCGCCTTATGCTGTATTATGATGCGGCGGCGACCGGGGTTGTTCCCATGTCATCTGACACTTTGAACCAATTAGAACAGGTTATTTTAGCCTCTGCAATGGGTCAGGAGAGCACCTTTACCGAGGAAGCGAAAGAAGAGCTAGACTACCTCGGCATCGTCTTCACGGACGGCACAGAGCCTGACGAAGAGACGCAATTTACCGTTGGATATGACGACCGGCACATGGTTGTACATGGTAGGCACAAGCCGCACATCGTGTAAAAAGTTCCCATCTTCCCACAGAAAACTTCCCACGACAAGGGGGGGAGGCGTAGATGAAAATCAAAACCTCTCCCCCTGCCCTTCGTGTGACCCATATTTTAGCAGAAGCAAACTATAAAATATATATATATATAGTTAGCATATAGGGTACCCTAGGAATGGGAAGTTTTTGTAAATCAGACCTAGCCTCCACCCCCCGACCATGGAAGTTATCTCATTCTTCCCACAAAAAGGAGCAACGCATGTAATGGCAGATAAGTTCAAAGAAATACGATGGATGAAGAACCGCAGGTACACGTACGCCAAATTCGTTTTGATTGTCGCACCACCTCTCGGAGACCACCATGTGCATATGATTGGTGTTCGGGTTGGATGGGTTGAAGACGGAATGGTGCCCGTGTTGATTGGAGGTCTTGGCACCTCGAAAGAAGCAATGGAGGGTTTAATAGACCTACTACATCCGACCGGGATTGAATGGAAACGCGAGGCATCGCGATGTCGTGTATCATGCGTAGTTCCGGTGAAAGAATGGTACCGTTTCTGGGTTCGCAATTTGTCTATCGCATTAGAAGACAATCCGCGAACTCCCAAATGGAAACGGTTAACACACGCAGAGAGAGTCAAATCATTTAGGAGATTGATGGGATGAAAGCAGATGACTTCAACCGTCCGTGGTGGGAAACCCACATTGGAGCTACGAAACTGTCGCAAGACTTTATTGATAAGTTCCCCGACTTTTGCACCGATGTTCAAACTCTACAGCCAACGTTTGAACCTTTAACCGTGTTTAGCACGGAGATGGATAAACCATTGATTGAAGATTTCGATAATGTCGAAGACTTCACGGTGGGCATTGAGCAGTACGACAAGATATGGGCAGACGTTGGTCGTGTGTTCCATTCCGAACTCGGACGTGTACCTACGGCGTGTCTTGTAACGCAGTGTCGAAAATGTGGTGCAACTCAATGGATGGCATGGAGTCGGAAGACAGGTATCATTAAACATGGGTACTCGTTGTACGTTCTGCTGAATGTTTGTTTCCCAATGTTTACGGAATGGATTGCAATGGTACGTCTCATGACCGGCATGCAACCCGAGCCGGGTTTACACAAAAAGTCGTGTCCGGTTAACAAAAGCGAAGAGGCACTGAAAGGTGTCTTCACCACGAAAGGGTAACATCATGGACGTCGTAATCAATTTTGCGTATATGGTTTTTATACCAACCGTGATTGTGTTGAGCATCGTCGCACTTCACGGGTTGGCGTCGAGGCGGTAGTACGATGATAGTCATTACCTACATTTGCGATACCTGTCCGAACCGGTCCCGGCAAGAGTATCCATTCAATGACACGCTCGTAACCCGACCGGATGATTGGACCACGTATCAACCAGAGCCACACGACCCGCCGCAACTCCTGTGTCAGTTCTGTTCGAAGCAACTTCAGGAAAGAAAGGAGGTCAGCGAGTGAACATAATGTGCGAATGGTGTCGTCATCTTCTAGACACGGAAGACCCGACCACATGGGAAGACCACGAATGGTCTTCGCATCATCAACGAGGTATTATCATAGGGCATACGATAACCATGTGTCCGAGAAGAAGGAGCACATGACGTGATATTTAGTAGAGCAAACTTAGCCTGTCATGAAGTGGCATCAACAGATAGTGAATACATGAAGGGATTATCCGGTGTTCAGTTCGAGCATGACGGCAGTACGGTAGCCACCAATGGTCGCATACTACTCGCGGTTTCACCGGCTCACCCCGAACGGGCAAAATTCCCGGATGTCGCATGTGACCAACTCTCTCCCTCCAGAAATGGGTACTTGATGCCATCAAGTCTCATCGTCCGTGTGGTCAAAGGTCTGTCACGGGTACGCAAGCTCCCGCTAATGCATGTGGCTATGTCCCGAGTCCGGGATACGCATCGCGTCGGCTTCACCAGCTTGAATGAATCGGGCGACCCCACCACAACGGCAGCGTTACCCCTTACGGAGAAGTTCCCTCTGTGGCGCAAGCTATTGTCTGATTTGATTGGGCAGGCGACTCTCCGTGTTGTATTGAATCGAGACGACCTAGTACGGTTACTGAAGGCAATCGATTCAGCATGTCCTTCGACGGGGGATGTGACCCCTGTGTATATGGAGGTCGGCACGGGCGGTGTCGTACTCCACGGACGCAACTATGAGACCGCCCAAAACGCTATAGGAGCATTGACCGCAATCGATACACGAGGACAATGGATTGAACAAGATTATACGTGGCATGAATCCATTGTTCGTGGGAAGAAAAAACGGGTTGTGAGAAAGACCGCGAAAAAACGGGGTTAAATTGGGTGTCCATGGGGGAAAATAAATGGGTTGACAATGTTAAATGGATACGCTAAAATACCGCCGTTGTTAGCGAACACCCAATTAACAGAAAGGAAATGGTCGCATGGACAGTTGAATCGTAGGTGGCATTGAAACGAATACACACATTTTTTGAGCATATTCAGTATTCGTACACAACACACCGCCGGTGGATTCCCTTCGGCACACCTAATCACAACGTTGTGTATATTACTACTAAACTGGTACAGTTAGTACCGAAGGAGAATCGTATGAGCATCATTGATTTCATCATCGACGGAGTAGAAGCCCCCAAATTCAGCACGAGTTCCGGAGGTGGCGCGGCCAAGAAGGGCAAAAAGCCCGCCGCGAAGAAGCGCGCAGCCAAGAAGCCCGCCGCTAAGAAGAAGGCCGCTCCTCGTAAGAAGGCCGCCGCCAAGAAACCCGCAGCGCGTAAGAAAGCTACCCGCAGGCGGTAATTTCTCCCACGTCGTCTGATAGCTAGTAGGACTATCAGACTTAGCATGGCCCCGACGGGCACCGTTTTGACTCTCTTTTCCGGTGTCCGTCGGCGGTCTTATTAAAACATAAGCAGCAGCGAAGCGTAGCGTAGCTGGTCGCTTAGACAGGTGCCCCCGCAGCAGCGAAAGCGGACGTGGAGCCAGCGAAGCTAAAAGCCGCCGCAGCAGCAAAGGAAATGACATGGCTGAGAACTACGGAGCGAAGGTGCACAGCGTCGGACCCGACACGTTACAGGTCGAGGCAGGCGGCATCATCAAAGGACAGGGCGGTGCCTATACAGTACTCGCCGCCGACGATACTGCCAACACAGTGAACATCGATACCGGCATTGACCGGGCGACCACCTTCCAGATTCAAATCCGCAGAGCGGGAGTCGAAGTGCAGGACGCGGCTGTCTGTAGTATGGCAGCAGGCGTAATAACCGTGGCCGATGGTGGAACCTACGCATTGACGGCAGGCGACATCATCCACTGGCTTGTAGCCTAATAGGAAGCAGCACGCATGTTGAATGAACTACTGACCGATATCGTAACCAGAATCGACAGCGCAGCAGCAGTAGTGTTGGCTTGGATAACATGGGTACTTACCCAACTGTCCGCAGCACTTGGGCTGTTCAACTTCTAACGACAGGAGCGATACCATGGCAGCACCCGGACGTACAGCCGATGGTAAGTTCGCCCCCGGCCATAAGAGCAGAGGTGGCAGACCACCAAAGGAACGGGAGAAGAACTACCAGAAGGCATTCAATGAAACCGTCAAGCTGGCGGACTGGGTTGCCATCATCAAAACAGCAGTCAAGGACGCGAAGAAGGGTAACGCAACCGCACGCGCGTGGCTTACACAGTGGCTCTGTGGCAGCCCCGAGCAGTGGCTCACGCTTGGTTTTGGGAACCAAGGAGGACAGGAAGATGACGCAGCACGCATGTCAGAACTTACCGATGAAGAATTCCTCGCGCTGGCCGCAAACCTCGAAGTCAAGCTCGGCATCACAAAGGCTGAGCCAACTGCTGACTCGCCGAAGCCACGCCGTCGAAAGCGTCCGCAACCTACACGAAAAGAGGCATAAGCATCATGAACACTCGTTCTGACCAAAACGACCAGAAGCACCAAAACGACGCAAAAAGAAACACCAATGCCCCCATGCCCCCCCGTCACTCTTTGCCACATGTTGGACGGTCGGTGCAGCACTTGTATTCTTCCCACGCCCGGAATTACGGTAAAACGGAAGCTCAGCAAAATTTTGCGGGGCTTTTGAATGCGGGTTCGTCGCCGTTTTTTCTGGTTCTTCCTGAATTTGACGTGTTGCCCCATCCCGACGGGGAACAACTGGTGTGTAGAAAGACTGGCAAGGTGTTATTAGTGCTCCACACCCCCGTAATCGATGCGAGGACTTTCGGAGCGATTACCACCACGTACATGCGTAAGGACGTGGATGGCCTGTGTGCCAAGGATGAAAAGGCCTGCGAAACCCCCGCAGACCCCGACCAATGGAGTCATTCCCAGATATGAAGATGCGATGTTCAGTTTGCGGCCATGAATCGGAAGATACTAGTGCCGTAGACGTGAAAGAAGGAAAAGGTACACGCCAAGTGCTGATGTGTGGTAAGTGTGCTTCCTCGAATAAGAAAGACAAGGAGAAGTACTGATGCGTACGCCAAAGGTTCTCGACCCCCACAACAAAGACGTGCGAGAACTGCTATTGGCGTACCGTTATCGTTGGTCGTTGCACCGTCGCCCGGAACAGTGGGCAGATGATAAAGACGATTGGACGTATTGGTTCTTTTGCGCGGGGCGTGGGGCTGGTAAGACCAGAAGTGGTGCGGAGAAGGTGCGGGAGTGGGCCGAGAAAGGGGTATATCAGGAGATTGCCCTTATCGCTCCAACCCATGATGACGTTGAAAAGGTTATGCTAAACGGACCGGCTGGTATTATGCGTATCTGTCCTCCGTGGTATCGGCCGACATTCAACGCCCGCAGTCGTATCCTCCAATGGCCTGACCGTATAACAACCGATGCTGATGGGCGGATTATTTCCAGACGTGACGGCATGAGAGCTTATTGCTACTCCGCTGAGAAACCAGAAAAATTCCGAGGTCCACAGTTTCAAGCGGCATGGGCTGATGAGATATGCGCTTGGCGTTTCCCGTTAGCATGGGAACTCCTCGCGTTCGGCATCCGTCTTCCCCCGCGCCCCCGCGTAATTATCACTAGCACTCCGAAACCTATTCCAGTAATCCGGGAAATAATGGATTACAAGGGGTTATATGTTACTTCAGGCACCACATACGATAACGTGGCAAACCTCTCAGGCGTTTTCTTCGACACAATTATCAAACGTTTTGAAGGCACTCGACTCGGACGCCAAGAACTTCTTGCAGAGTTGTTGTCCGATAATCCACACGCACTCTGGAAATCAAGCCTCATCGAGAGGTCAAGACTAGTATGCGGTGAGAAAGAACTGCCAGAGTTCGATGATGTGGTGATAGCGGTTGACCCGAACGCATCTGAGTCTGAGAACGCAGATGATTGTGGTATCATTGTCTGTGCGTCACGTTGGGATGGTAACACAACACACTATTACACACTAGAAGATGCGACCATGGTCCAACCCACCCCGGAAGAATGGGGACAAGAGGTTGTGCGTGTCTTCAAACGTTGGCGAGCACATCGCGTTGTCTTTGAAGGAAACAAAGGTGGCAACATGGGTAAATCCATTATCCACAACGTAGACAACGACGTGCCAGTTAAAATCGTCTATGCCATGACAGGAAAGACAAGGCGAGCGGAACCAATCGCACAATTAAGCGAGCAGGGTCGAGACCACCACTGGGGGTTATTCCCAGAGTTGGAAAGCGAAATGCTTGATTGGAACCCCAAGATGCCACAGGAACAACAAGAAAGCCCCGACCGAATGGATGCGAAGGTTTGGGGTTATACAGACCTTATGGAACACTGCGAACTTCAACAAGGAGTGATATAATGGGCATCTTCAGCCGTATATTCGGGTCGGACGCACCCGCGCCGGAAGTGTCCGGTGAGCAGGGTAAAGCTATCCTCGACCCTATCGGTACGGGATGGACCATGCTCTCCGGGAATTGGCCGCACCAATGGAAGGACGGCAGCGAAATCTTCCGTCCGATGACCGTTGTCGAAAAGGAGATGGCATACCGCCATCCTCTTATCAAAGCGTGTTGCGATGAGATAGCCTACGCTCTCGTTGAACCGCAGCTTGAATATGGGTACTGGAAAGATAAAGAATGGGTTTCGCTACCTCACCCCGCACTGGAAACCTTGAAACGGCCTTTCATCCGGCACAGCCAGCGACGATTGCTAGCCCTCTGGGTCGTGCGGTACTTACTAACTGGTCTCTCTTACTTGCAAAAGTTCGAGAGTCGGTTAGGTGAGGTAGCATCTATTGTACCATATCCTACGTCATGGGTCACACCAACACACTCGCAGTTCACCGGTATGATTGACTATTATACGGTGAATGGGCAAAACAAGCCCGTCGCTCCAGAAGCGATGATTATTCTTGAAGCACTGGACCCCGGGCAGTTGTGGGGTGGTGTGTCCGCGCTTGACGCAGCTTGTAATGATTATTTCCTAGACTGTGAGAAAGACGAATACTTGGCAGAGATGATGGAGAATCTCAAAGTCGCTGGCATGATTATCATGGCAAAGAATGGGATGCACCGTCAAGAGCGCGAAGACTTCAAACGCGACGTACACAATGCTATCGGTAAGGGAGCACGTGGGAACCCGCTTATCCTGTCTGGTGACTATGAAATCAATCAGAGCAATCCTTTGTCGGATATGGACTGGCCGTCTTTCCAAGAGTCACGTGAAGCACGTGTCTGTATGTCCTTTGGCATTCCGCCAATATTGATTGGCTCTAAGTTGGGGCTGTCGCATATGACGTATTCCAACTATCAAGAAACCCGGCGCAGCTTCTATATGGAAACCTTGTCTAACCTATGGCCTATGATGGAAGAAGCAATAGGATATGGTTTCCTGTCGGAACAAGAGATGCGTGAAGGTCGTATGTTCAGGTTTCGCAAAGACCTCCTCTCGGAATTCCAAGAGGATTTGAATATAAAAAGCGGAAGGATTATGGCAGAGTTCTCGGGTGGTCTTATCCCGAAAGAGAAAGCCCGGGCAGAGTTGAACTACGATACAGACGAGTTGCGGGAGCTTGACAAGAAAGAGAAGGAAGAAAATGATAAACAGCAAACTACAGAATCAGACAGACGCGGAAGCGACGCACATCGCGGAACCTCCGGACCCGAAGCTGCCGAAGCTGAAGGAGAGACCACCAAGGGCAGAACGCCAAAAGGTGGAAGACCCGAATGAGGCATTGTTCCTTATCGGTGAATTGTGTAAGGAAGCATTGGACGAAGACGAGCAACGTTTCGGTAAGAAAGCGTTCGCCTCTGAGGTCCTTAGCATTGTAACCGATGTTCCGGAAGCGACGCCCAAGAAGGCAAAGAAGGAAAAATAAGCTATGAACTCGCGCTCGCAAGTCGATATGGTCAAAGTAAGACAAGCCGTGTCTTACTTTACCTGTATTGAACCTCCAGTTGTAGGGCAAAAAGCGTGTTACATACACGGTAAAACGCTGGTTTCCTATGTAGAGGCATTACGAGAAGCTCTTTATCAGGCAGGCGAGCGAGCGAGGACATTTGACCTGCTTACGTCTGAGAATCACCGGTTGAAGGCATTGTTGAAAGAAAGGGAAACTAAATGAGTACAGCAGCCCTATCCCGCGTAGACGACCCGGACGAAAAGCAGGTCTGGGACTACGACGGCAGAGTGTATACAAAATATCTCACGGACGTTGAGGCAAAGGTCGCTTCCAGTGGTTCCGGTGAGATTCAAGGATACTTGGCATCGTACGGAAACATAGACCGAGGTGGTGAGCGCATCTTCATCGGTGCGTTCGCTAAGTCCATCAAAGAGAAGGTGGCCGCGGGCAAGATTCCGTTGATGTCAAAACACTTGGCACATGGTGGTGGTGTGGAGGATGTAATCGGAGTCATTAAGGAGGCAGAAGAGCGTCCTAAAGGGCTTTGGATACGTGCGGTGTTCGCTAAAGATGAGAAGTCGCAATCTATCCGGACAAAAATCATGGACGGTATGGTGTGGGGCTTGTCCGTAGGATACCGCATGATTAAATGGGACGACGAACGGGATATGCGTACTGGTCGTCGAATCCTTAATCTACGTGAATTGGCATTAGTCGAGGGCACCGTGACGGTGAACCCGATGAATGAGGAAGCGGTCATCTTGGCCGCAAAATCGATTCAAGAAGAGCTTGCCGGCTCCAATGGTGACCATCCGGCGTCGCAAGCCTCCATCGACCGTTTGAGCGAAGCAATTGAACTCTTGGCCGGGAAACAGCCACTGGGCGACCCCGCCCCAGTACTGGACAACGCAGAGGGTGAAAACTGGGTACCCATCGATGGCTCAGTGCTTCAAGAACAATCGATGAGACTGTCGCAACTTAAACTGGAATTGGCAAGAAAGGATTTAATCTAATGGGAAAAGTACGCGCAATCACTGACATACTCGCCGACATGGAGCAGTGTCAGACCGTGATGCACGAGTATCACGGTAAATCGAATGACACCGACATCGAGGAATCCAAGCGCAAAGAATATGGCGTTCTGTTCAATAAGAAGCGCGCGGAATTCGATGCATTCTCCGGTGAGTTGAACGACGTAAAAGCAATGGCGGAAGTTCAGTCCACCATTAACCACGCCAAGGATTTGTCGAAGCCCGACTTTGGCAACACCAACTTCAACCCCGAAACGCCCGAAACGAAGGGCAAGACCAGTGGAGAAGGTGACCTTCAGACGAAGCAGGATGACGGGTTTACGTACCAGTCCAAATGTGACGCCTTCAACAACGCGGGAACGATTGAACTCGCACTTGACCCCGTGAAAGACCAACTCCTGAAGGGCAAAATCTTCGCGGATTGGTTCGCCTTTGGTTCTGGCGCAATTGAGGGTGAAGCCCTCGCCGCTATCCAGTGCAAAGACGCTCGGGCGCTCAAGATGGCCGAAGGTCGCACGGTTTGTTCCATGCCGAAGTTCATGGCCCAATTCGTACGGGCAAAGTCTGTACGGCGTGGTGGTCACGACTACCTGATTGACGGTCTCGAAGGCAAGGTCATCTTGTCCACAGACGCAACCGGTGGCGCGACTGACTCCGGGGCTGCCAACCTGTTGGCGCCTGACTTCCGCGCACTTCTGTTGGAGTATCCGATTTACGCTCCGCAGTTGTACAATCTGTGTCAGCAGTTCCGGTCGTACAATGGCTCGGTTGAATGGCCGATGCTTGACCAAGACCAAGGCGATTATGGTGGTGTAGCATTTACGTGGAAATCCACGGAAGGTGCGGACAAGGGTGAGACCGAACCGGTCTTTACCGATTTTACGTTGAACACGCACGAACTGTCTGGTTGGACGGAACTCTCGTTGCAGGCTCTTCGCCGTTCGAGCATTGACCTCCAGTCCACCATCATGCGTCTCTTCCGTAACGCCGCCGTGGCCGAATGGAGCAACAAGATTCTCCATGGTTCCGGTAGCAATCAGCCGCTTGGTGTTCTGCACGCGAACGCTTCTAATGTTATCTCCGTCGCCCGGCAGGTCGCGAATCAGGTTTCGTGGAAAGACCTTACGCAGCTTGAATTCGCCATTCGCCGCGCTCAGCGTTACGGTGCACAGTACATCGTGGATGACAGCGTCGAGCAGTACCTGAAGGACACACTCGATGGGCAGGGTCGTCCGTTGTTTACGGCTGACGTTCACTCCCAGATTCGCAACCAGTTGGCTGGTTACAATTACGTGACGCACGATTATGGTTCCGTTCCGCTTGGAACGACCGGTGACGTTGTGTATGGCAACTGGAACTCTTACGCATGGGCCATGGAAGAAGAAATCGCCATCGCCCGTTCGGAGCACGCGGAATTCAAGAAAGGCCGTGTGGTCTACCGCATGATTTGTTTCGTCGGCGGAAAACCCATCTACCAGACGCACTTCGCGAAACTGGCGGCATAACAGTAACCCTTAACTCGTGGCCGTGTCTTAAATGGCAGAGTTAGAACCGCTAGCCCGGAGGTGGAGCAGCCTCCCTGGCACCTTCGGGCTAGTTGGGAGTTATACAGTGATGGCAAAGAATAAACAACAGACCCAAGCCAGGCAGGTCCCGGTGTCGGGTAAAACCGAAATCAAAATGCTGGACTCGTTGACGATTGAAGGTGAGAAGCTGGAGAGTGGCAAACGCTACACCCTGGCACCTTACATTCAGACAACGTTGGTCCGCAGAGGACACGCGGAATATGTCGGTAGTGACAGTAAGTGATGCGAGAGATTACATCAAGCTAGGTGCGGCGGTTCAGACCACACTGATTCAACTGCTGATTGATTCGGCGGAAGAATGGCTAGCTCAGCAGCTTGATGTGTCCTTCACTCCAGAAACGGTGACGGACGAATTGTGCGACGGTGGTAATACCATCTTGTACGTTGAAAAGCTGCCGGTCTGGGTCATCACTGAAGTCAAAGATGCTACCGATGATACCGTGGTCGAGGCAGACCATTACAGATTGAATCGAAGAGGCCCGGAAAGGATAGACACACCGATGCGCTTCGCGGACTATAGAAGCGTTCGGTGGTACTCCGGGCATGGTCGTTGGAAGGTTACGTATGAAGCAGGGTATGATGATGAAACCTCGGGCAGAGAAATTCCCGCCGGTGTGAAGCATCTTATCCTCGACATATTTATGCGTGGATGGTTTAATCGTGGAAATCCTGCGCTTGAATTATCGACTGGCGGTAACCAAGCATGGGGCTTGATTATCGGAACAGACCTTCAGCGTCGTATAGATAACTACACCATCGGAAGGAGAGTGTAATGCTCGACATCCCAGCGCAGAAGTATCGACCCGTACGAACAGGCGATGGTGCAGGAGGGTACACAACGGAACTCGGGGCTGCTACAACAATTTGGGCTGACGTGCTGTACCACCAAAACAACATCTGGCGTGTATTGGTTTTGGCAGAAGAAGATATCAAGATAAATGATATCCTAGCACTGCCTCACGGATAGGAGGTCCAATGGAACCGAGCAACTTTTTAGAAATCTTCAATAGTGGCGGTATTGTCGGTGTGCTAGCCGTGTTCGGATGGTACATGGTGAAGGAACGCGACAAGTTGGAGAAAACCCGTACGGAGGAAATGTTGAAACAACAGCAACTGAGTCTGGACCGCGAAAAAAGACTTGCGGACCGAATAGATTTAGTTGAAACATTTGTGCGTGACCAGTTGATTACCGGAAGAGCAAAGATGATTGACGCGCTGAATCGTTCGACCGACGCACATGATGAGTTATGCAAAACTATAGCGTCTCTTCCATGTCAAAGTGTAAACAGGCAGGCGTTACATGATTTTATGGCGTCGGCACAATCTGAAAGGAAAGAATAATGGCAACTCTCTCGACCACGGGACGGAACGCGGCTGTTACAGCCGTGGGAGACCTGCTTAATAGCGGTGTTGTGGAGTTTCAAACCTCCGCAGACAATGAAGTCGCGACTGTGACATTCGCTGCTACCGCGTTTGGAGCGGCGGCGGTTGGTGTTATCACGGCAGCGGCTATGACGGATGATTCTTCCGCCGCAGGTGGTACGGTCGCAAAAGCGCGTCTGTATAAATCCGACCTCACAACAGAAATCCTTCTTTGCACGACGACTACGGTTGGCGGTGGTGGTGACTTTGAATTGACCTCCCTCGTCATTGGGGCAGGCGATACTGTCAGCATTACTTCACTTACAATCACGCAGCCCGCGGCCTAATCAATAAGGCTCATAACCTTCAGGGAGAATTTGGCATGAACATCGAAGACAAAGAGTTGCAAGCTATCGCGAACCTTTATCAGAAAGGAGTGACCTTGCAACTCTTCGACCGGTCGGCGAACCAAGTAGCATCCGGTACGTTCACGAACGCAGTTCAGACCACACCAGACGCTGTGCGTTTTGATGTGGAAGTTCATCTCGACGTTGACGGTGGTGTGATTGACCACGCATCAATCTCCATCAACGCAGGAAAGAAAAACATCACCAAGCGAGTGCCAATCGGAACTACCGGAGAGGAAGGCAAAGCGTTTCTCCTTTCTGGTCTGGTGGTGAACCGCACACTCAAAGTTGAACCTGTGGAGATTCAACGCGCCAACCGTGCTTCCGCTGTTGTGGACGCTCAATCGAAGAAAGTATACGCAGGTGTTGGTGTTGTGTTCCGCGCCAAACTCCCCGCCCAGTGTGAACGATGCGGAGGTGTAGGATGGGATGAATGCGAAGCTCCTCTGTATCCTCCGGTCCCGGAAGGTACAAAGTGTTACGAATGCTCGAGTGAAGATTGTCTTCAATACGAGTATCTGAAATAAAGACTATGCGGGTGTCTGTTCGAGATGCCCGCGTATTCTTACTTTTGAAAGGCTGGAGCCATGGCATCTACAGGTTTTGTAGAGTTCGCTAGTATATCTCAAACCGCTGCTGGTGGTGGTGGTCCATTCACAAACTTGACAAATATGCTCACGGACATCGCCACCTACGGGTACAAAGATGTTGTAGACGGCGACTTTAGTTATCGCGTAGATGCTGTGGACGCTTCAGCCAATCTGTCGGCAGTTTCTGGAGCTATTGACGGAATAGAAGTGCGAGTCGAGGCTACCACAGAAGACGGCGGGTCTACTGAATGCGTGGACTATCTTGTCAGTCTAATAAAAGGTGGTGTCGTGTCTGGAGCAAACAAGGCTCTAGGCACAGAATTTGGTGATAACTCCGGTGTGGTTACACGCGACTACGGCGGAGCAGCTGACATGTGGACACTGTCTCTCACCGATTCCGACGTTAAGGCAACTAATTTCGGTGTGGCGTTACAGTTTGAGAGCATAGGTGGTTCACCATCTATGACTCGCGTTTACAGAATCTCAATTAACGTGCACTATTCGCCATCGTCTCCGGATGTGACAGCAGAAGGTGATGTGACGTTAGGTGCTGTTATCACGAGTCTGTCGGCTGAAGTCGGATGGAACATACCGGCAGTCGGTCTCGACCTTGCTCCAGTAGAACTAGCCGCATCTATTAACCAGTCCTTCGGTGGGGCAGGTTCAATAACTCTCGGAGCTTCAAGAATTGCAACGGTCGTTCGTTATGAATTTAAACTAGCCTCGGCATTGTCACTAGCTCCATTAGTTGTTGACGGTGAAGCAGACATTATAGAATACCACACAACAGAAGCTGCACTGGTATTAGCTCCAATGGAGATTGACGCAGTCGTTCCCGATAGTTGGGGGCCGGGCGCAATAACTCTCGGGGCTATTACGTTGTCAGGTGATGGGAAACTAGGGTATAACGTAAATGGAGCAATCACGCTCGGTGCCGTCACTCTGGCATCTGACACTATCAACATACCAAACCGTCTATCAGATGGAGCAATAGACCTCGGCGTCGTGGAGGTTGGCTCGATTGCAACAAATGCCTCCGTTTTGGCTACCGCTGATATTGAATTTCTCACCGGCATTGAAGTTTCCGGTAGTGTGAAACGTGACCTAGACCTTGGGAGCATGTCCGCCCCACTTCCAGCTATCACCGCTCGTGGTTCTGTGGCAATGACTTCGTTTAGTGATTCAAGCGGTACCATAGACTTGGCAGCTGTTAGTGTTGATGGGGCTGGTTACATCTACCCATTGCATGGGGTTGGTGGTGATATCACATTGGCACCTGTTTCTTTGGCTGGTGTTGCCGATGTGTTTACCTACGTGTCAAAGGAGGGGTCGGGTGCCTTGGTACTTGGTCCCGTATCGCTTGTGTCACGGGCTGTATTGTACGCACTAATGGAAACCTCGGGAAATGTTAGTTTAGGCGCTTTAACCCTACGTGCAGAGGCTATTCTAGGGCTTCACACGGCCGCAGACATCGATTTAGGGGTACTTGACGTGTCGGGGTCTGTGCTAATCGCTCAGGACGCCGCAGGGGTGGTAATTTTAGGTGCTCAAACGGTATCCTCCGGTGTGTATTCTATCCGTAAAGTGTCCGGCAGTATCGAACTAGGCGGGATGACAGTTGAAAGCACAGTTCGCCCATGGGTTGACGGTGTGGGAAGTATTACACTCGCCGGAGCATTGTTGGCTGGTTCATCTGTTCGTGGTTCAAACGTGACCGGCAATATACTCCTTCCCACGATGAGCGCAGACGGTGAGGTCGAGCGTGATATTATAGTCAACGCGGCAATCACCCTCGGGTCAATTCAACTCTTCTCCAGAGTGGCGGGAACCACTCAGCAGTTATACCGTGTTACTCATATTGGAACAACGCAGGGTGGTAAGTACAAATTGTTATCAATCTCGGCGACGAAGAAACCGACGGAGCGCGACCCCAATGTTTGAAGCACAGATTATGGTGGTTGATTTGGACTCCGGAGCGATGCTGGAGTTGTCACGAAGTATGGCCCGTAGACCTTTACGTAAAATAGCCTACGCTATCCGTGATGAGGTTCGCAGGAGCATGAAAAAAGGTGGAGAAGAAGTAGGCCCTAACTACGGTATCATTCAGATACCGTCACCTCCTGGCACCCCACCTAACGAACAATCCGGAAAGCTGAAACGGAGCATCCGTGTTGGGAAGTACGGCGAAGACTATTATATCGGAACGGATTTGCCGTATGGGTTGGTTCATGAATACGGAGGAAGGCATCATCCTCCACGGCCCTATCTACGACCCGCTCGCAAAAAATATGAGCGGTTGATACAGGAGGCATTTAATGGTGTAGACTCACACGACGTAGCAGCCGGTAAAGTTTTGAGATTCTTTGAAGGGAAACGAACACTATGATTGAAGCACTTCACAGTTTGATAGTGGCTCAGCCGTGGATGCCGAGATTGTCAAAGTATGATTTCGGAAACGGTGAAGAAGAGCCAGCAGTATTCACCGTTGACCCACCACCGCCAGACGCACAAGAGCCGCTGATAATCATCTCGCAGTCTGGTGGAGATGAAGAGGATTCAGTGTCAACTCGCAGCGATATATCGGCGGTGTACCAATACACCATGCGAGTCTACGATAAGAAGTCAGAATCGGAGAAAGGGTTGCGGGCGATTGTGAATCGTCTGTATCATTTGTTTTTCAACGGTGACGGTCGCAAACCATCTTCCTATAGTGGTGTGGATGGCAAGGTCGTCGAAAAAGTAACGGTAAGCGTTCCATCATCGGCACCGGATAATGAAGGTTTCCCCGGTTACATCATGACGGTAACAATCACCGCAACAAGTGAAAGGGTACATGATGAGTGAAATGGGATATGATGGAACACTGCTTGTTGGTTCGCTCGAAGCGAAGCATATCAAGGACGTGACCGTTGACATGAATGCGTCTGAGGCGGATGACACAACCCGTAATCATGATGGATGGGAATCAACCGCAACGGGTCTCAAACGTTGGATGGTTTCATTCAACATGGTGAAGAAAGACGGCGACACCGTGTACGCAGCTTTGAAGTCCGCATTCAAACTCAATACGGAAATTACCGTATCTGTTACGGACGAGCAGGGTGACACGATTGTCGGAACCTGCAAGGTCTCGAAGTTTACACGGTCGGAACCACTGCGTGATGTGGTGACCGTCGATGTCACATTGGTAGGGCGTGGAAAACCCACTTGGTAATCGCCACATAACATAAGCTCATAATTCAGGGAGAACTGAAAATGGAAACGCAAGAACAACAAGAACAAGAACAAGAGACCCCGCAGAAGCCGAACGATTACTTCTTTGACGCAGAAGGTCGGATGTGGAAACCGCGTGTAACCACACCGGTGCTGATTGACGGTTGTATGAAATGCAACATCGAAATCAAAGACCTCTTCAAAGGTAAGGTGAACGCAGGGTCTCTTGTTCGTTTTGTATGGTTCGCGTGTGCATATCAAGCGGACGCATACGGAATTAAAAACGAAGCGGAGTTCATGGACAAAGTGCTGACCTTAGATAAAGTGTTTGACGCGATGACTGCCATCGGTGTCGCCGTTGTGGACACACTGCCCGAGGTTTCTTCCGCGCTCCATGAGGTATTCAAAGATGCCGGCCCTTTAGGGAATGGCGACTAACGGATTTATACGAGATGTGCAATCTAGCAAATGTAACCGTACGTGACCCGTTATTAATTCGGGAAGTGTTAGTCATTGCTAAATCTCGTCAAGCGTCGGAGTGGGACCACACTGCCGCGCTCCGTTCGGACATACACAACATTATGTCCAAGTCGCAGAAGTCACCGATAGAGTTAAACCCATTTAGGGCATCCTCCTCTCCAGAAAATGGTCGTGGCATGTCCATAGGCGAAGCGAAGAAATACTATGAGGAGCATTTCACATGAGCGGAGTAGCAGCCGAACAGGCCATGGCTCAAGTAGCAGTCTGGCTTAAATTCAAAGACGAGGAAGCGAAACGCGGGATGGAGCAATCGTCCCGTGACTTCAGCGTGTATACACTTGGTATCCGCGTCTTGATGGATGACTTGATGAAGACCGGCAAGTTTGTGACCGAACGTTTGAAAACGATGTCAAAAGGTTTTGCAGATTACGGAGCAAACCTCAACCGCTCCAGCCGTGAAGCAAACGTGTCCGTCACATGGTTAGAGAAGATGAACTATGTGCTCGGTCTCACAGGCCATTCCGTGCAGGACCTACAGGGCGCGCTTCTCACAATGAACCAGGCATTACATGACGCCATGTACGGTGCAGACACGCCAGCCAATAGGGCGTTGCGGATGTTGGGTATTGACGTTCGGGAATTGTACACACTCACAACTTCGCAGAGGTTTGAAAAGATAGCCGAACGTATTATGAACATCGAGAACGCATCTCGACGGGCGGGTATCGCGGCAGAGATTTTCGGTGACAACGCCAAAGATATGATGGCTGCCTTTACGGATGAAGGAGGAGCACAGCTACAAGAGTACATCAGACAGGCGGAGATGTTCGGCAATCAATCATCCCCGGAGGACCTCCAGCTTGCAAGAGAGGCTGAGCAGTCCACATTCCGTATGGTGTACGCTTGGGAGAAATTGGAAAAGACCATAGGCAAGCTGGTCACTCCAGTGGTGATAGAGGTGCAGAAGTGGTTGACCGCTCTGATGGAAACTGTGACAGAGTTCCTAGAAGAAAACCCGAGGTTCGCAGCTACGCTTGGTGACCTCTCGGTGGCACTTGGTAGTGTCCTCGCCGCTGTTCTCCTGATTGTAGGTGCCATGTACTTGTGGTCAACAGGTGTGATACCTATCGCACTTCTAGTTGTCGCGATTCTTGGTCTTATGGACGTGCTGGGTATCGTTGACACTGGCGCACGGGATTTCTTCGAGTCAATACGTATTGGTACAAACTCTGCGGCTGGTTGGTGGGATAGCATGACCAATTTTTGGGGTGACCGCATCTTTTACGTTTGGGACATGATGAAAACTTTCTTTTCCGATTGGAAAAACGCACTCTCTAATATATGGGACATGTACTCAGCAATCGGTAAGAAAATTTTGGAGATTGCCTCCTTTGGTACCTTGGACTTCGGGGCTGATGCACTAATGGAAGGTGCCATGGCTAGGGCCGCTGAGATATACAAAGACCCTCTAGCCCGTCTGGCAGAGGGCGACCGTTTACGTTGGGAACAAAACGAAGACGACCGTGAGCAGTTGAAAGACAATGACCTGATTGCCTCATTGAGGAATAAATTTGATGACCTATTCAACAAATTAGATAACATGAAACCGCCCGGACTTGGAAACACATCTTCCGGGTTCTCTCCCGGTGTTTCGTTTTCATATGGTGTACACGGGTTCATGGGTGGTGGTACCCAACTGTCAGAGCAGCTTGGCGCGGCGTACTCTGGCAAAAATTTTGAGGATAGGTCAATTGAGATTCAGCAGGCCATGAGAGACAGTCTCACTCGCATTGACGACAACACACGCCCATCTGTAGATGTGATGCTATAGGAGATATGAGATGCCATTAATCGAAGTGACAGAAATGATTAGCAGTCGGCGGGTGAATAGAACCGCCGAGGGTACGACCATAACGAGAATCTTTCGGGTTGCAACAACAGATCCGGAATGGTTAATAGCAAACGGATGGGTTGTGGATTTACCTGCACACAATGAACAGCATCCATGGATTCCATTTCTCTTTGTAGACCGATTGGAAATCCTGCCTGACACAAAAGGTATTGGCAAGGTCGATGTGGAGGTTACATACCGAGAATTCCCGTTAGGCTTTACCCCGTACTCTGAGCAATGGTCGTGGGATATCGTAGGTAGTCAGCAGAAGATTTACAGCGTATGGGACCCGTCCTATGTTATCCATTATCCGGCAACATCCGACTCTGGCATGGCTATTGGGTTTGACGGTGAACGGGCAAACGGCGTGTCCGTCTTTCGCCCAGAAACGGCGGTTAACGTCACCAAGGTGATGGCAGCGATTACGATTAGCGACCGGTACATCTTGGAAAGCATGGTAAACACTGTTAACGATTCCTCATGGTTCGACTACGCAGCTGGTGAGGTATTGTACACCGGGGCACGTGTGCGTCGACGTAGCGATGGTTTAATACAGGTTGACTTCTCCTTTCTTGTGACCCGAACGAGAGTGCCAACGTATGTTACCATGTATGATGGCTCGACAATCCTAGTGGCACCTCGTCCATGGGATTACCTATGGTTTCAATATCTGGACTCCGCACAGCTTCTAGGTGATGACACGGTCATTGCCAAACGTATCAAGTCAATCCACATCGCGCAGGTGTACGAATACGCAAACTTTGGCGTGTTCAATTTAGGTGGTCCCTATGGCTAATCAAGAGCATAGACTCATTAGACAGGTAAAAGAGCTTGAAACCTCTGTGCGTCGTCTTCGTCCACGCAGTGAGGGTGATATTGATGTTCGTTCAACGAACAATTCTACAACAATAATAGCACCTGAAGCTCCACGACATTACCCATCTATTCAGATACCAGTTTGCAATTCATCTGAGGTGAATACAATATACGCATTCAAGCCTATTGTAATCACAGGCGGGCCGTACATAACCGCAAACAAGATGATGTCAAACCCTCTAGTATACTGCAGACATATAGCCGGACAAGGGGACGAGGATGCGCCGATGGGTGTTGTTTACAAAGACATACCCCCTCTTGGTGTTGGTAATGCTTTCATAATTGGAGCGGCATTAATAGAAGTTATAAGTCCCGGCGGTTATGGAATATCGTGCGGTGTTTCTTGGGATGATGCTGGTGGGTATTTCTACACGTCGAATCAACGAGACATGCCCTATCACATTCTTTGGGAGGATACGTCTGTTCCGTATACAGACCCACATAAAGCGTTAATTCTGCTAGGCGGCGGCGGTGCTGTTGTAGAAGAGGATGACGGACCAACCAATATAGAATGTGAGGTGGTGGCAACACTACCCCCTATCCCAGAAACTGAAAACGTAAGGCATGAGGTGTTCTGGGGTAGTGCGTCTACGATAGATGGGGGTACTGGAGATGACCAGATATGGTTTGCACACAATTTAGATAGCAGATGGTGGCCTACTCGATACACCACGAAAAACGGAACACCGGGAGCGTAGCACAATGGCTTGTTATAACGGAGAAGTTGACACTACGGCAGGTCATGGAGAGTCTTGGCACGAATTTGATAGTCCATGGTCTGCAGAGCCGGGACGAAGCGCCATTGCGCAGCTTTGTCGTGTTGTTGATGATAGGTTGAATGCTCTATCGTCTGGTGTACGATTTATACCAATCTCTCAATGGGGGATAGCACCTTCGGACACCAAGCCCGCAGAGTTTGATTATCAAAGCAATCCAAACAGTAATCCGCATCGTCATTTTGTACTGGCGCTAACTGCTTGTAAGAACAAAATAAGCGACATGCTAACACCTATCACATTGTCGGTGAATGGCGGTATTGTCCATCCAGTTACGTGCAAACGTTGGCAATGGTCAAACGTTTTCGGTCGGTTAAATACGTTTAATGGCGCTATGAATGCATTTGATTTTGAACGCCAAGAGGATTGGCAAGGTATCATTCAAAGGATGCGGGTTGAGCTTGACTGGATGTCGGGTCGTGTTAGAACCTCTGCAGCTTGGATTAGCCACTATGGGGGTTTACGTTTAGAAGAACCGTACCCACCGCCTCTCTTAGGGTTGCCTCCAGTAACTCCCCATGTGGAAGAACTCGGAGGCTTGCACCCCTCTCCGGGGTATGATTACGTTACGTCTTATTTCGACACAGGGGGGCAGCATTATGTGGTGACCAGTCGCGTTAAAATAAATGACGGAATTCAGACATATGATAATGCGGTGTTTGGAACAAGTGCTGGTGGTGCTACCGGGCCGTCTACAGTAGACATCGGCATTGGATGGTCATCGTCCCATTCTGACGGAGAATTGCGCAATGAATTTTTGAGTTCGTACACAAGAGGTTCAGCACCTACCGGACACCCGACACCAGACCCGTCAATTGAATGCCCTTATGGTTGGTTTAGAAGAACTCAAGGCACGCGTCGGTTTTATTTTAAGACGGAAACAAACCCATCAGGCAATGCGGCGTTGAAAGCTCAATTGATTAACAAACAGTTTTCATGGCAAGCTACGTTGGAATCTGGGGGAAGTGGAAGCGCCCCACTTGAAGGGTTAGCATCAGGTTCCCTGTCTCCAGCGTCTGGGGTTGTGCGGTACACTGGTAGTGCCTTCGATCCGCCGTATGTGGACATAACCGCAACTATGGACCCTTTGGAGTCTGTGTCTGGATTGCCTCAAGTTAACGTAACCACGGAGGATGATGGAATACAACTACACAAGGCAAGTAAAATATCGCTTGAGTTCACTACGCAAGATTTAGAGTTTTGTCTGAACGGATGCAACACATACTCAAACCCAATATAAGGAGAATTCAAATGGCAAACGAAGCGAAACGAATTTTCAACCTCTGCGGGACTGTGGCTAACATCTTCCATCCCGACAACAAGAAGTATGCCGGCTCTAGTCAGAATCTGCTGTTCATGATAGCGGCTCATGAGTCCGACAGTTTTAAGTGCCGTAGACAGCGTGGATTCCCGAGAGACTCATACGCAGGCGCGTTCGGTCTCTTCCAGAGTGAATGGCCGGCAATGATAGACAACCTCGAATGGCTCGGACGCAAAACCCAGTTTCATGAATCAATCATCGAGGCACTGCGGGGATATGAGGGAGACACAGACACTGTGGCGCTGCTGACTCAGATGATGACGGAAGAACCACGGATGCGGGTGGAGTACAAGAAAGAAGGTATTATCGCTTCCCATTCTGACCCCTTGGTTCGCGGGTATCGTGAATTGTCGATGACCATGGAAGGTGACATGTTCTGTGCCATCATGTGTCGTATACACTTGATGAGACAGCCGGGCAGTATTCCCGCCGCGCCTATGGCCCAGTCGTTGTACGCAAAAACGTACTACAACACGAACAAAGGGAAGGCAACCCCGGCGTTGTATCTCCGCGCCTTCTCCTTGTGGTATGGAGCAGCTTTGAAGGATGACGCACCAATCACCCCTAAGGTACCGAATCCAAATTCTGTTTTCGGGTGTACATCGAAGCACAACGAAGGGGAAACTCCTGATGGCACTCCGTCGGACAGATAAATTAGAACTAGCAATAGTTGTGATAGCTGCTATATGGGTTGGGTTTTTACTTGGTCGTTTGTACCAAGTATGGGCACACCCCGAACCAGAGGTACGATACATCTTGCGTAACGAACGCTACAACGAGGAGTCGTAAACATGAAAGCATCATTGGTGTTATTGGCACTGTTCCTGTCCGGATGTGGAACTCTCGCTCCGGGTGCGTTTGGGAAGACCACGTACAACCTAGAGTGGCACTCCGAGACATACGAACAGGATGTACAGGATTTCAAGGTATCGGTCAAAGCTCCGGCAGGTGACCTAGTGAAGGTTATGTCTAACCTCGGCTACACATGGAATGCCGACGGGTCTGGGTTCGTGAAGGTGAACTCTACGCAGGATATCGACTCTACCGGACAGGCCGACCTGATACGGGCACTCGGTGAGATGCAGACCGACACCCTCCAGAGTATCGTAGGCATCCTAGCCCCGCTCGTCCCAGAGGTGGTACGAGGCAAGACTGAGAGAGCGGCCATATCAGCCGAGTCCGAAACCGTGTCCCGGCAGGAGGTCTTGGACCTCGTCGAACAGATGCTGTCCACTGGACGCTAACTGTACTATCAGTGCGGGGATGGGGCGTTCGCCCTATCCCCTTTATCTATTGGATAATCTACTTTAGATTACGTCTAAATACTTGTTAAGGTACCTTAACATACCTGGTCGATTTCTCTTGACAACGTGGGGGAAATGCTGTATAATGAAGGTACATTTGAAAGCGTCCCGGAGAGCGAGGCAGGGTTGAAACCTTGACCACGCGCAGTACACTCCCTCTGTGATAAAGGCAGTCTAGACGGCCTTGAAACGAGCATCGAGAACCCCGGTAACATAGCTCATTGATATTTGAATCGCACCCCAATCAACCGCAAGCGAACCTTGGTACGTGACGGGTGAACGAAAGCACGATACAGTGAACGGCAGGAGCCTACGCGCTCGGCAACCGTTCCAGTATTTTCTAGTTTTCGCCCATGGGGCGGTCGAGGGAAAGGAGCCTACGCGCTCGGCACTCCTTCGACCACCCCGGGGCACTCTCCCTTTCTTGTTTGTTCGGTCTTAGGTACTTCATCCCGGAGTACCGATAACCGCACAAAGGAGAATATCATGAGCAACCTTACCTTGAACCTTAACAACGCAGAGTGCGCGGGTTACCACCAGTTCCAGACGGAGGAGGCAGAGACTTTCGGGTCTTTTGAAGTCTTCCACATGGACGGTGAATGGTTCTGGCAGGCTGGTTTCCCCGGATGTCTAGCAGACTCCGACGACCCGTACGGTCCATATGAGACCTCACACGCGGCGTTTGAAGACGCACAAAGCC